TCGGGCTCCTCCTCCGGCGGGGTGCGGAGCGCCGTCAGATCGTCCACCATCTGACGCTGCTGGGCGGCCATCTCGTCCATCCGGGCGTACAGCCGATCCAGCCCGTCTGAGCTGGAAGGGGCCGCCTGCTCGAGGGCGGGTGCTTCGGCGGGCGCGCTCTCGGGCGCGTCCGGGGTGGGGGTGCTGCTCTCGGCCTGCTGGCCGGGTGCGGACATCTACTCCTCCTTCTTGCGCTCGCGCTCGGCGAACATGAGAAAGGCTTCGGCTGCCACGCGGAACTGGCCGAGCCCTGAGAGAAAGCCCAGTAGGCGGGCGTAGTCGGCCTGGTCGAGCACGCGGCCCTCCACGCCGGAGTGGCTGAACAGCAGGCGGCGCACGGCATCCCCGTGCGCAGCGTCGACCAGCTCGCAGATCAGCTCCCAGCCGGGGCTGTCCACCATCGCGCGGACGGCGTCCTGCTCAGACGGGAGGCTGTCTGACGTGCGTCGCTTGAGCTGGGCGAAGTACGGCCTATGCTCGACGGCCACGGCGCTTCTGCGCTTGGCGTCGAAGGTCCATCGGGTTGGGCAGGAACATCGGGCTCCCCTTGAGCATCGCTGTGAGGGTCGGGCCCTGCGAGCGGTTGAGCCGCCTGCGGCGATACGGCTGGCTGCGCCGCGTCATCTTCTTCGAGCGCGGCTGGCGGTCCAGGCTCAGATCGCCGGTGCCTCGCATCCCGATCACGTCACCGTCTCCGTGTCGAAGCTGAAGTCGAAGATCACACCGTTGGTGGACGCGGGGTAGGTCACGTAGAGGATGCCGGTCGCCGCCACGAGCACCTGGCCGACGGCCCCGGCCGCGAAGCCATCCTGATAGAGCCCGATGACGTAGTGATCGCGCGGGGGCCGGAAGCCGACCGGGAATTGCCAGACGGCCGACGGGTTGGTCACCGGGGGCGCCGGGCCAGAGGCGTGCCCCAGCACCCACACGCGGCCGAACGGGTCCTTACGAAACTTCGTCGGATCAGACGGGCCAGCCGCGTTGCCCCACACGCCCGTCCAGGCGGGCTCCCCGGCCGCGCCGACCAGATGCCACGGCTCCATCACGATCACGTCGCTGCTGGGTAGCCCCGGCGATCCCTGGGGGCCCGGCGGTCCCTGCGGGCCCTGCGCGCCGATCGGGCCTGCCCCGCCCGTCCCACCGGACGGCCCCTGTGGTCCCTGAAGCCCCGGCGGTCCCGGGGGGCCGGAGCCGCCGGACGGCCCAACGGGGCCCGGCGGCCCGGCGATGTACTGCGGGACGGCTTCGGCATTGAAGCCGATGTAGCGGTAGCTGCCGTTGAGCGGCGCTACCGCCCAGTAGGTGCCGGGGCCCAGATCGAAGCTGAGCGTGTGATCGGCCGCCACCGCGCTGGAGGCAAGCGGGGCCTGGCCGGGCGGCGGCATGTCGGGCAGCACCAGCTCAGACCGGCGCTGGTAGGCGTCGACCGGCTGATCGACGGGCCACGGCACCGAGGAGAGCGTGACGATCATGCCGCCACCTGCTCAGGCGCCGCGCCGTTCTGAGGCATCTGAGGCTGCTGGGGCCCCTGCTGGGCCTGCGCCTGCTGATCGAGATACTGCATGAACGCCTCCCGGGGAACGCCGATCTGAGCCAGGAAGCCTTCGAGCTGGGAGGCGGGGATCTGCGCCTCCTGCGGCTTGACGTAGCCCTCGGGCTGCTCCACGCCCATGAGCTGGAGCGCGCGCAGCAGCAGCTTCTCGCCGTTCAGGCGCGAGTCCTGGGAGAGGCCGATGAACTGCTGCGCGTCCTGGCGCATCTGCGGCGTGTTCTCCGGCTCGGTAGAGCCGCCCTCGACCTCGACGGCCATCCGGCCCATCAGCTCGCCCGGGCCGACCTTGACCATCTTCCACGCCGGGATGTACGGGTTGTCGGGATCGGGCTCGGTGGGAACGAAATACTGGCGGCTGGTGAGGATGCGGCGCTGGTTGAGCGCCACGAAGTCGTAGCCCTGGAAGACGATCACCTGCGTTTGCAGCAGCCGCGCCTTGTTCTGGATGCGCATCGTCGCCGCCGCCTGCACGAGCTGCACACCGGTCGCCGTCTCAGACGCGCCGACGTCCGCGCCGGTGACGGGATCTGAGATGCCCGACGTGCGCTGGATGTCATCGACGATCGCCTGCTCCTCGCGGTAGCTGCTGCTCGGCAGCTCGGGCACGGGGATCGGGTACAGGAACTCGCGCGGGTCGCCGGAGACGGGGATCGCCATGTTCGGGCCCAGGGCGATGTCGTCGGCGTCAACGACCGTCTCGTTGTAGGCGAAGGTGCGCATCAGCGCCAGCGTGGCCGCGTCGCGGCGCTGCGATCTGAGCGTGTTGATCTCGTACTGGAGGTGGCGGATCGGCTCGACCTCGGAGATGCCCACGAAGCGCCCGCCGACCACCGTCGGCCGGTAGATCTGAAAGGGGATCGACGCCTGCCCGCTCGGGTTCGGGCCCGCCTGCACCGGGTAGCAGCCGTCGAGCACGGTGATGACCTGCTGGCCGTCGTGGAACTCCCACACCTCGTGCAGCGCGTCCTGGCGGTTGGCCTGCGTGTTGTAGCCCTCCGCGCTCAGGCGCTCGTCCCACAGATCTGAGCGCTGCGTCCGCGCGCGCCCGGCCAGCAGATCCTCCAGCGTCCAGGGGCAGCTCGGATCGTTCTCCTGGCTGCGCCACACGCCGTTCTCGACGTTGCGCCTGACCTGCGCCGGGCCGCGCCACAGCCGGTGGATGACGAACTCGCACGTCCCGATCGAGTCGCCCAGCGGGTCCCACATGAAGTCGTAGGGATCAACGCGCTCGGCGACGGCGTCATCGAACCAGACGACCTTCTCGGGCAGCCCCTCGCGGAACAGCTCGGGGTCGTACTCGTCGCGGGTGGCCTTGACCTCCATCCGCGTCTCGAACTTCCAGCGCGTCTTGCCCACGCCCAGCCCGTAGATCAGGCCGTCCTTGCCGATGATCTGAAGCACCGTCTCGTAGTCGATCTGCTTCTGCTGCGCGTCGATGACGATCTTCATGTTGTGGACGTTGCCCATCGCCTGCTCGTCGCGCGGGACGATGATCATGCGCGGGCTCTTGGCCACCATGCGCGGCACGATCGTCTCGATAGTCGAGTAGACGAACGGGATGAACAGCTCCGCGCCCCACTCGGCCTTCGCCTCGGCCACGACGGCGTCCTGGTCGCGGTAGGGGGTGGCGCGGTTCTCGCGCCAATCCGAGAAGCCCCGGTAGAGCTTGTAGAACTCGTCGGCCTTGTCGCGGAAGCTCTTGTGCTCTGGCTCGGCCAGCTTGTACGCGCGTTCCACGATCTTGACGAGCGCCTGATCGGCGTCGTCCAGCCGGTCGTAGCTCACGGCTCGACCGGCTCCTCAGACGGCTCAGATGCCTCACGCGCCGGGGCGAAGCTGTCGTAAGCCATCACGACGCCGGTGGTCACGTAGGCGTCCGGGCCGGTCTGCTCGCGGATCGCCGACATGGTCACCACGCCGCCGAGCTGGAAGACCGCGCCCTCCAGGTCGAGCAGCGCCTGGCGGACCTCGTCGCGGTCGTGGGAGATCAAGCCGTCCTCGGTGCGCTCGGCCAGGAACGTGAACGTCCTACGCATGGCGTTGCCTCCTTCGCTCGCGGGCGCACTGCTTGCACTCGTGGCGCCCGTCCGAGCGCATCCGCACGTTGCCCGGGATCGTCCAGTCGTGGCCGCGTCGGCACTGGCGCTCACGCCACGGGCGCCCGCTCTCGCCGCGCAGCGTGTTCTCGTGCGCCGAGATGTCGTCCAGGTGCGCGGGATTGACGCAGTTGGGGTTGAAGCACAGGTGGTCGAGCACGCCGTTCGGCCAGGCGCCGTAGATCAGCCACCACGCCACCCGGTGCGCCAGCCCGACGCCGTCCTCGCGCGTGCCCAGCGCGAAGTGCCCGTAGCCCTTGGCGTCGGTCGCCGCCGTCCACAGCCAACATGCGCCCGTCTTGTCCACCTTGGCCCAGAAGCGGCTCTCCAGGCTCATCGCGGCTGCCTGCGCGTCCCGGGCGCACGGTTGTAGACCGAGCCTTCGGCGCGGGCGAACAGCGCCAGCTCCGGGTCGCCCTCAAACGGCTGCCCGGAGGGGCGCAGGTCATCTATGAAGTCGGCGTGCCGCTGCACGCAGCGCGCGACGTGGCGCTCGAACAGCCCGTTGTGGTGCGCGGGGAAGTGCATCCCGCACACGCGGCAGATGAAGCCCATGTAGCCTCCTGCGGGTGCGAAGAGAGCTGCCCGACGGGCGCGTGGCCGACGTGATCGCGTTGACCTTCGGCCGCGCTCGCCTGATCGTGTCGCGCAACCGCGACACGCTGCTCTACGACGACGGCTGGTGATACGGCGACCACGAGAGCGCCGTGCGCGCTCTGCGCGAGTGGGACGGGACGGGCGAGCCGGACGGCTGGATGCGCCACCCCGACTCGGGGCGGCGGCGGCCGGGCGGGGACGCCTCCCGGGAGTACGTCGCCCTGTAGCCGCGTCATGCCGCACTTCACGTTCTGGAAGTGCTCGATCTGCGGAGCCAAGGTCTACGTGGGCAGGCTGCGCGCGCATCTGGACTGGCACCTGCGCGAGGGCGTGCCGGTGAACGTGGTGGCGCAGGCCCGGGAGACGGCAGCGCGGCTGTGGCGTCAATAGCCGGTGACGGCGTAGCGGATCTTGCGCCCGCGCAGGCGCTGGCGGTTTGAGCGCTCGACGCGCGGCGGCTTCTCAGACGCCACCGTCTGAGCGATCATCCAGGCC